AGGACGCATTTGGCTACGACCGTTGACAGCAAACGAGGAGATGTCCTCGTACTGGTTACCCCAGCCTGTGATAGCAGCGCCGCCGCCACCGTTACAGAGCAGGTTGTGGACCGTGTTGTTCTGACTAGCCAGAGACAAAGCGGACAAGAAGCCGTCGCGGTTGGTGCCGTCGGGCGCGAAGGCGCGGTTACCGTTCAGGGTGCAGAATGCCTCGACACCGTCGCCGGTGATTGCCGAGTCGCCTGTACCAAGCTGACGGGAGATCCGCTCGTGGAAGTCGGACAGAGCCAACTCTGGGTAGTGCTGAAGAATACGAGCGAGGTCCATCTCGCCGTTTGCTTCTGCAAGGTCTTTGCCGGGAACGTCAAACGCGTAGATGAGGCGAGGTGCTACGACCTTACCACGGTGTGCGTTTTGTGAACGACCGCCTGCGATGATCTCGGTGCCCGTCTGGACGTGGGTAATCGTACCCGGTCCGTCTGTAACAACCGCGAACTCGCGCTCAGGCCCTTTGAGGCTTGCGCTGTCAAGGTTACCGTTAATCAAGATCTTTTCCATAAGCGGATGGAACTTGACGAACAACTCACTGTACGACGGCATCAACTCATTGAGTGCAGTCGCCAGAACGTCTGGTGAAATGGCCATTAGGCCCTCCTAGTTTTCTTAGGTGTTAGTGCTCTACGCGCTGCTAAAGTACGAAAATCACGCAGCGACATTGCTCCCGTATCCGGAGCAAGCGGGGCCTGCTCTGGTGGACGAGCTGGGGTCGTCGCCCCTGCCGTAATCTGCGCCCCCGGACGAGGCTTTGCGGGTCGGCTCTTCGCCCCCTCAGCGAGACGAAGCGCGTAGGTTTCTGGAACCCCGTTTGACTTCGCCTCACGTGCTACTGCGAGAGCCGACTTAGGCAGGCGCGAGGCTACCGCTGCCGACTCCACAGACCAACCGTCTTCAAGCAACGCCGTAAAGCGCTCTTTGAGTTCCCCATCTTCAAAGAGTTGAGGGTTGGCTTCACGAAACGCATTAGCATATTCGTTGGCTTCATCCTCGATTGCTTGATTTACTATCTTCTGATAATCTTTGTACTCGTTTTGCAGGGCGTTGAACTCCTGCTCACGAGTATTGTACTTGGTTTCCCAGTCAGCTACCTCTGTCTGGTACTTAGCCAAGCGGGGGTCTTCTTTGCCCCCCATGAGAGCTTCGTAGATCTCTTTGTTACGGTCGAGATCGTTGTTCAGCTCTTCCATCTTCTTACTGTAAAACGAGCCGATACGCTCGCCCCACGGCTGAAGTTGATCCGGAAACGACTCGTGTTTGCCGTCCCATGTGTCCCAGCCGAACTCGTCCGCAGAGGGAAAAGAGACGGGGGCCTCGGCTTCTGGCTGAGGATCTGGTTCGGCAGTTAGGGAGGACTCCACCTCGACAGGCGCATCCGCTGCGGGCGCGGCCTCTACAGGCGCGGCATCCACAGTTTCAACGGTCTCAGGGGCCCCCGCCTCAAGAGCTTCTTCACTCATCTTCACTCTCCCTTTTCTTTTTGTCGTCGGCCAAGGCAAACTTTGCTACCTTGATCCGCATCTTGCCCCGTCCTTTAGGGCTCAAATCGTTGCCTTCAGCCATAGGGGGCGGCAACATCCCGCCCATGAGATCGTCCATCTCTTCCATAGCTTCGGTGGCTTCCGCCTCGTCCATCTCTTCAACTGCACCATCCATAGGGCCCATGTCTTCTGGGGCCTCGTCCATCATAGGCTCTTTCATCACCAGATCGTATCCAGTTTGGTCAAGCATGGACTTCAACTCCATCTCGGTCTGAGGTGGGTTGTCTTGTAGCTGGGTCAGTAAATCGTTCATGGCAGGCATAAGGGCCTCCTTACAAGCTGATTAGTAAACATAAATATTCTTGTCAAGTTTACCAGACTGTTTAGCCTTCTCTTTCTTACGCCGTTTCTTCTTATCTTCGAGGTCACGGTAGCCCATGCGGCGTGCTGTGGCCTCGGCCTTCTCGGCAGCGGCGTCCCTATGCTTCCTCCAAGCTGCGGAATCAGCCGATAGGATTTCACAATCTGGATTCTTGCGTTGATACTCACGCCAGTCGGCTCCGTTTTCAAACGTCTTGCCAACCTGCTTGACGACTAAAGGTTTAGAAGGCATGGGCCCGATGAGGGCGACCTCGCTGATGACTGTTTCAAGCACGGCACTACACTCTGGACACGTAGTTTTCCCGTGCTGGGCAAGCGGTACGTAGATGTCATTGAAGTACCCGCATCCAGCGGGACACTTAAAATCATACATAGGCATCAGTACTTTCCCTTTTTCTTGCGCTTCGTCATGTTGATCCCTTGGGCAACAGCTTGCTTGCGCGGTTTGCCCTCCTTAAGGAGCTTCTTGATCTTGTCGCTAACACGTTCGTCTGATGACTTGTACTTAGCCATTACTTCTCCTTACCCTTCTTCTTGCGGACCAAGGGGACCACAAGACGAAGGACAGAGCCTACAATATCAAGAATCTTCTTAACAGGAACGCGCATCGTCTTATCGGCCAGTGTCGCCGCGACCACCACCAGCAGCGGCTCCAGCTTTTTCGGGAGCATCACCCGTACCGCCACGTGGGCCGCGAGCCACCTTGACCTTCGCGTCTGTGTCCTGACCGCCACGGAAAGGGGCTCGTCCTTCTCCTGTCTTAGAGCGCAACTCCTTCTTAGTGTCTGGTTGGCCCTCCTGTGCGGAATATGCGCCGTACTTCGGATCCACTTTTTCAGGAGCGTCTCCTGTACCCTTGCCTGCGGCGAGTTGGCTCCTAGGTGCCTTTTTATCCCTGCCGAAGGCCCTGTCTTCCGCTCTGGCCTTAAGCTCGGCGGCGCGTTCGGCTCCGACCCTTTGTTCGATGCGACGAATAAGCGCTTTTGTTTTCTGGTGCTCAACACCATGCTCTTCAAGGCTCAAGACAAGAGCTTTTACGTCTTCTTCGTCCATTGTATCAGATGCTACGTTGTTGACGTTAGGCATCTCAGTAGCGCGTTCTATCATTCCGTTCATAATCGACTCCTAAATAAATGGATTGCCCGGTCCGCCCATGGGCGTGGGGACAGGTGGTGGTTCTGTACCTTCGGGCAATGCACCCGAGTTGAGTGTATCAAGGTTAGCGTTAGGGGGCAACGGACCCGGCATACCGGGCATAGGTGGCATACCCGGCATGCCCGGCATGCCCGGTTGAGGTGGCATGGCCGGTGGTGCCGTCGGTCCTTTCTGTACAGCAAGAACTTCACGCATCTGTAGCAAGTCAAGTAGCTTTGTCAGCAGCTTCTCTTGGTCTACGATGGGAGATTGCAGGAGCAACGGCATATACTGCTGAAGTTTCTGGAGCTGCACAAGGCGGTGGTTCTCCGTAGGTGAGTACGGAATAGCCTCGTAGTCGTACTCAAGGGCCCGGTCTTCAGGGTCGCGCTCGCTAACGAACTGAAGCGAATCACGTGTCGCCGTCAGAACTTTTTGGCTGTCGGTCAGACGGATGGGCAGAAGAGAGTCCTCTGCAAGGAACTCTTCGTACAGAGATACAACCTTATCGGCCATGTCCCGTAGCATATCTTCAACCTGCTTTATTCGTCGTCCGTTTCTTGTTCGGGTCGCAGTGTCGGCAAGCGCGACCTCCGTAGCAACGTCCGCCACACCCACAACCCCCCGACTATACTGAGGGATGCCGAGGATAAACTCAATGACCTGATTACATCTTGCGCGCATCTCCTTAAAAGATGGCGTGATGGATGGGATGGGTGTCTGTCCAATGATGTCTCCGAGAGGCGCGTTGGCCTTACCCTGAATCGCCACCATGGAACCCGGTTGGTTCGCATCTGCGAGGGAGGTCATGATGTCTTCGGGGTTATCGACCAACGCTGTGTTAACAAGCATGACAGGCGTCGAAGTGTGTGCGTGCCATAGCTCAAGGGTATCAATCTCGTTCAGGCGCTCTTGCAGAGACTGGATAAGCTTGATGTCCGACAGGCCCGCGAGGTTTGCCATGTTCTCGTTGAACGACAACAACGTAAACGGGTTTTTGGCGTAGCGGTATGGAAGCTCGCCAGCAAACAGGGGCTCCTCTACGTCCTCAAGGAAGTGGTAGTAGCGGCCCTTGCCCTGAAAGTCATACACCTCGTAGACCGTGACCCACTTGTACACGCTGCGCGAGGCCTCGTTAAGCATCGTAGAGTTCTTAGCGTTGTCCTTCAGCCATGTCGGAAAACCTGTAAAGGTAGCCTTCTCAGCGACCTTTTCGTTGTACATCGTACCCCGACCTTGCTTCTTGGCTCGGCGTGTTTTGAACTCTGCCTCGGTCAGGACCGTCACCTCTACAAGGTAGCGAATGTCGTCCCACTTGGCAGCGGACATATCGAAGAACACGTAACGAGGGTCTACCTCGAAGATCTCAGCCGAGCCCTTACGGAAGTTCCACACTGTCTTCGTGAAGGCCCTGCCGCAGATGGACGTGTTGATCGCGGTCTTCCACAGCTTTGCATGTAGCTTGTTACGGCGGAACACGTCGTTGATCAAAGCTTCGCGGAACTGTGCGGCGGGCCGCATCTTCTCTTGACGTGCGAGCACGGTCATCTGAGGGTTCTGTGGGCAAATGTTGGCGATCATCGTGTCGATGAAAGCATAGGGGTAGTTGGTTTCGAAGTTGATGTCCGCAGTAGGGTCGTCCATAATAGGCGTAGAACCTGACGGGCGATCAGGTTGCGCTCCCCAGTACTCAGATACGTACCACGCACGCCATCGGTCCCACTCGGTCCGCTCCTGCTTAGACTTCGACTTGTGGGTTCTGATAATACCCTGTATCTGTTTGCCTGTAAGTGCCACGCGTCCTCCTAGTTAGCCCCGGCTTTTTTCTTTACTGCGTCTTGTACAAGTAGCACGTCCGCCAAGATCTGCATCGCTAGATCGGGCGTCAAGATCTGCGTACCCTCAATACCTGTCGGTATGATACGTGCCAGTCCGATGGGACCTCCTTCCTCTTCGCCGAGCATGGCGACGATAAGAGGTTCAACGTCACGCGTGTAGTCTTTCTTGGCAAGGTCCATGATGATAGCACGGTACAAGTCCGTCGGATTCACGTAGCCAGTGGCGGTTTCCTCACCTAGAGGACTACGCTCGGGCTGGGCAACGTAGTCAGGTCGTCTCTCTACAGGGGTAAACAACAACGGATCATTCGCGTCTAGCGGGCGGCGAGCCGTGCGGGCCATGTTAGGGAGCTGCTCTAGCGGGGTACCAAATAGTTGTCGGAGCATCTGCCGGATGGCTACATTCGAGGCCTCAGTCGTAGCAAGAAGAACCTCAGCAGGAGGCGACACAGCAGCCATGTTCTCCACACCCTTCCTGATAGCTGCAAGCTTGGCCGCACGGGGCAACGCATAGAACGATTTGACTCCTGCCTCTACAGCGCCGGGAACCGATGCGATGCCAGAGGCTAGGGCCGAGCCGCCGCGAATCACAGCACCCGGTGCACCAAACAGCGCGTTCTTTATTGTTGATGGAGAGTTACGAATCATCTCTTTAGTACGGCGGATAGCGGAGGCGGTCACGCTGTAGTCCAGATCGTCTACCGCAAACACCGGGTCGAGAGGGTCGATGCCTGCGTTAGCCGCTTTGCGTGCAATAATACGAGAGATAATCGTGCGCTCTTCCGGACTAAGGGCCTCGCCGACGCCGTCGATGACAGCTTCTATCGCCTTAACGCGTTTGATGGCTTCTTCGTCAAGACCAGCAAACGGGTGCCTCGGGTACGCTTTCCGCGCTGCGTCTGGATACCTATCTAGGGCTCCCTGCCTCGTCTGCTCAAGCAAGCGGGCCTCGTCCGTAAGATCGTCCATCGTTAGACTGTCAACGAGTTCAGCGAACTGTTGCTGTTGGCGCGTACGTGTGTCCACTGGACCGTCAGGCAGATCCATGTTGACGCGAGGGCCCTCTATCTGGCTAGCCGCTCGAACACTCGGCACACGCTTCAGGGCCTCCTGCGCGATCATCGTCTTGGTGCCGGGGCCTTCAGGTGTTGTGGCTTCGGTACCTACGCGAGTTGGACGCTCTTCACCAGCCTCGGCTGCGTCCGCAGCAGCGTCAGCGGTGCCCTTTTGAGAGCGATCTGCTTGTTGTCTGCGAAGCTGTTCTTGTTCAGACAGATCAGCGGGGCCACCGATAACTGCGCCTCGTGGGGTCGCTGTGGTCGTCAGATAGTCATACAGGATGTTGCGTGGGATGTCGCCCTCGGGGACGCGTGCAGTCAGGCGTGTCGGCGCACGTTCGCGGCGAGGTTTGCCTACGTCAGCACTAAGAGCTTCGAGGTACGAGCTAATGTCCTCGTAAGGGTAATCCACCCCTTCGACTTCAATCGGAGCAACCTCCGGGCGTCGCTGTTGCTGGAGCATATTGATACGGTCGGCTAGGCGTGTACGTCTCACTGGGCCTCCTCGGTCGTCTTCTTGAACTCAACAACATCGTCGTCAGGCTTCTCAAACGACGCATCGTATTCGCTATCAAGCCGTTCTTTAAGTTCGCGTAAGACACGATGGACGTTGGACATAGGATTATATTTGGGGTCTTCTGCCATTATCGCCTCCTGTAACGGCTCCTACGCCATGATGTACGCTTACGATTCTTACCCTTAG